GAGCCGCAGCCGGAGCCGCAGCCGGCGCGGGCGGCTGGGGGGCGTGTTCGATCTTGGAGACCCGCTCCCTGTAAGCCCGGTAGCGGGCGACGGCGGCGTCTTTCTTGCGCTTGACCCACTCGCGGAGATTGATCCAGGCGAGATACGCCTTTTTGTCTACGCGGATCCATGAGGGGCGGGGGCAGCCGTCGGGGCCGATCCCGCCGCGCTCCCAGCTGATCAGCCCGGCTGTTTCGAGGCGTTTGAGGCCCTCCCTGGCCCACCGGTCGGTGATATGGGAGGCCATCGCGACCTGGTAGGCGGTGGTGCGGCCCTCCGCGGACTTCGAGGGCAGGCAGACGGCCAGGCCCTGCATCGCGTAGGTCATGCACCGGTCGAACCCGCCCCAGCCGCGCTGGGCGTGGGAGCGGGTCAGGGACGTGAGCGGCGCCCGGGCGTTCATGCCCTCCTGGCGCCGCGGCGACTTCGTTTTAGTCATTTCTCCAATCCTTTCTCAAACGGAGCGGACTGCGCCAGTCTACAGCCTCGCAATGGTAGGGGTCATCCTCGCCCGGGCCGGTCTCCGCATCGAAGTCCGATATCCACAGAGCCGGAAACCCGTCCTCCCCTTCGGGGAACTGGACGGAGACCTGCATACGGCCGGCGGCGAGGTGTTCTCTCAGGAAACCGCCGGGGTCGGTGTAGGTCTTATCGTGGACGACGCCGAGGGCGACGGTGATCAGCTTGGACGTGAACGGGCCGTGGCGCCGCTGGGCGTCGGGGATCACCCGGTACTCCCGGTCGAACCAGACCAGCCCGGTGGAGCGGCCCTCTTGGCGGAGTCTCTCCGCCGCCGTCGCCGCCAAATACCGGTAGACGGCTAGCTGGTCGGGAGAGACGATGAGGGATGGTTTTCTATAGGCGTCCATCTGGGCGACGCCATGATCGTGAATGTCCATGCGCACAGTATACCCTGTTCCGCATGGCGCCGTCAAAACGGCAAGAACCCCCAGGCATTAGCGTCTGGGGGTTCTTGTGTTCTAGTGGCGTCTAGCAGGGCCAGCCGTCATCCATGTGGCAGCGGAACATACCGCCGAACAGCCAGCCAAGATAACTCCAACTCATGGTCTCACCTCCTATCATTCTCCGGTAGTGTCGGGCCGCCACGGGTAGTCCCCCGGCGGCAGGTTGTTGCTGAACTTTGCCCACAGGAGCAGGTTGGGCACGTCTACCACTATGTGCCTGTAGCCGCTCGGGAGCCTCAGCTGAGGGGACATTTTGAAGTCCGCGCCGACGGGCCACACGCCGCGCTTCGGCTGGTAAGCTATGAGACTTCCCGGGTAGGTGCCTGCCGGCCTGGTTTCGATCGTCGGCGTCGGATGGAGGCCATGGTAGTACTCCCCGTCGGCCGGCGGCCTCAGCGCCTCCCGGACAATCCAGCCCTGGGCGGCCGCGAGAGTCAGCCGGAGCGCCCAGGCGGGCGTGGTGCATACCCTTCGGACCGTCACCCTCGCGGCTCCGCCACGGGCGTAGCGGCGGCCGATATCGGCGAGGGTGACCGTCATCCGGTGCACGACCCTGGCCGTCCTGCCGATCTTCGCGATCGGGGCCGCCCCGTGGGCGCGGGACGTCCCCTTGCCCCACGTGTTGATGGTGTCTCGGGAGACGCCCTCTATCTCGGAGATATCGGCGTAAGTCAGGCCCATCGCGCTGAGGGCCCGGACGCAGGTCTGCAGCTGCTCTACGTGCTCGGACGCCATGGTCACCGCCCCCCGTCGGTCTCGGAGTCCCGGAGGGTCCACCCGTAGGCATACCCGTAGAGGCTCGCGGTGATGGTCAGGACGATCCGCCAGGCGGGGGAGGCGGTGGTGACGGCGACGGCGATGAGCGCGACCCATGCCAGGCCCAGCAGCGCCACCATCGCCGGCGTCGGGGACGGCTTGGTCATTTCAGCAGTCCTACCTTTCGTGCGTAGGCGTCTCCGAGAGACTGGTTCTTGTCGATCCACGCCCGCCGGGCGTGCTGGATAGATTTCAGGCCTCCGGGATGGTGCTCTATCACGGAGTCGGGGAGGGCGTCCAGGACGTCGGTCAGTGCGTCTGCGGCGCCTATCGAGTACCAGGCTCGGCCGGCGTCGTTGAGGGCGTCCCAGTCGCCGTTCACGTCCATCGCGCCGCAGCGGCGGGCGGTCTCGTAGTGGACGTAGGCTTCTGCCAGGGCGGCCATGAGGACGGGCCGGATGGGCGAGGTTTTGCAGCCGTAGAGGCCGATGGCGGCCGTGATGGCGTAGTGCGCGCCGGCCCAGTAGATCGCCTTTAGCTCGGGAGAGTCCCACGGGCGGATTGCAGCCCCATGTAGGGTAGCGGTGGTGGTGGTGGTTTTCATTTGATGTACCTTTCCAGTGTCAGGTCGTAGATGGCGGTGCAGGCGTCGAAATACCCGCCCTGCCCGGGGGCAAGGAGATGCTCGGCGAGGTAGCGCAGGTCGCAGACGAACCGGGCGCCTGGCACGTGCTGGGCGCCTCCGGCGGCGGTCAGCTGCGCCGGGGAGTAGAGCGCGATCGGGGTCCCGTCGGCGGCGCCGATGGAGATGTACCGGTGCCCGAGTTCGCGTTCCAGATGGTGGATGTAGGAGACGCAGTGGGCGGCGAATATCTCGCCGCCGGTGCGGTCCTGAGGATTGTCCACCTTGAACAGATCCATATCTACGCCGCTTCCTTCACGATGCGTTCGTACCAGAGCGTCAGGTCGCACGTGTACTCGCAGTGGTCGATAGGGTCGAAGACGCAGAACAGCAGGGACAGAAGGCGAGTGTCCGGGCCGCCCTGGGGGATCGGGGCGCCGGTGAAGGCATCGATCATCGCGAACGGGGCTTCGGGATCCCACCATGCGGAGTCCCCCTCCAAGCCGGCCTCGAGCGCCTCCTGGACGCGGTCCGCTTCGGCCTCTATGACGCCTCCGTCCTCGATCAGGTAGTCCAGGACGAAGTCCCGGAGAGTGATACGCTCGGAGTATTCCATTATCGTGTCCTTTCGGTGGTGGTGCGGTAGTACTGGGGTCGGGGCCAGCGGTGCCAGGCGAGGCCACGGACGGTGGCGACGTGGCCTCCGGGCAGGTGCCGGATGGCGGTGTGCCGGCCTCCGTGGTGCAGGTCCACGCTGTAGGCGGCGGCCTCGCGGGTGCCTACCAGGTAGCCCTCGCGGTCGTAGTAGCAGGTGCCCTCGTAGCCCTGGGAGGCTGCGTGGCGGACGTCTCGGGCGATCCGATCGTAGGCGCCCGGCGTGAGCTCGGGATGGTATTCAGGCATGTCCAGGGGTATCCTTTCCGGGTGGGGTCCCGGCCCCTCCGGGGGCCGGGACGGGGTTGTCAGTCTTCGGTGTTGAGGATGATCAGGGCAAGATCCTCAAGAGCCGCATCGTCGTAGTCGCCGTCCCAGGTAGGATCGAGGTTGGCGATGATCGCGTGCTTGGCGGCTTCTCGGGTCAGGCCGGTCTTCGCGGCGAGCCAGCACGCCGCATCCTTGGTCTCCCAGTCGATCCACTTGGAGCCTTCGTAGATCTTCATGTCCAGTTCCTTTCGGGGGTTTCGCTCGGGAGCTTTCTCCCTTGCTATACCTATAGTCTACCCCGTCCGTGGTACTCCGTCAACTCGGTGTGGTGTGACGCTGGCCACGGGCCAGTCGGGTCGGCTGGGTAAAGGGGAGGCCCCCGCCGGGGCGGGGGCCTTGGGCTATCCGATTCGGATCAGGTCGTCGGGATCGTAGAGGCCCTGGTAGGAGGGGAGTTCCTTGATCTTCTCTCTGGCGGCTTCCTCCGAGATTCCCTTCCTGGCGGCGAGCCAGGCGGTTGACTCTTTAAGGTTGGAGGTGAAGGTTCTGGGGAAGATTCCTCGGTTGTCTCGCATTTCAGTTTTCCTTTCCAGTTCCGGGAGCTTTTCTCCCTTGCTGTACCTATAGTCTACCCCGTCCGTGGCATGGTGTCAAGCCGGGACGGGGTAGACTTCTGTGGCTTCGGTCACTCCCCTAGGGAGTGTTCGAGCCGGGAGATGCGGGCGTCCACGACGCCGATTTCCTGTGAGAGTCGCCGGAGGGTGCCGGCGTGCTCGTCCCGGAGGGCGTGGACCTGGCCCTCCACCCGGGCCAGGCCCTCGGCGAGGGAGCGGCCGTCGCCCTGAGGCTCCATCCGGCGGCGCATCGCCCGCAGCTGCCTCCACACGGGGATCAGCCCGGCGACGGCGGTCAGGACGCCGGCGACGGCGGTGAGGATCGGAGCGACGTGCTGCATTACTGGCCGCCTCCCTGGCCGGTCTGCGGCGCCGACGGGGCCGGGGCGGGGGCCGGGAGCTGGGCGACGTGCGCGGCGGCCGCGGCGCCGGGATCGAGCTTGGTCTCGGGCGCCGGAGACGGCGCCGCGGGCGCCTCAGCCTCGGATTCCGGCTCGGGCTGCGCCGGCGTCTCCGGAGTCCCGACGGTCGCGGAGTGCCGGCCGCGGACGGAGTCTTTCCCGTAGACGTTGACCGTGCTCGCTTTGGGTTCGCCGGGCATCAGGTCGTAGAGGCCGGAGGCGGTCAGGCCGAGCACGATGCCGCGGGCGACGGCGTCGAGGTAGCCGGCCCCGGTGGAGTAGGCGTCTCCGCAGGCGACGGCGACGCCGGCGAGCACGGAGACGAGCGGCGCCAGCTTGGAGGGCAGCCCGGTGCGTTTGGCGAGGTTGGTGAGGGCGACGATGGCCGGGACGGTCAGGAGGATGCTCATCAGATGCTCGCCCCCAGCGCCCGCAGGTCATCGAGCAGGGATTTGGCCTGGGCGTGGACGGCCTCCATGAGGGTCTGGACCGTCTCCGGGTAGGCGCTGTGCTCGGGGATGTCCGGGTTGGCGATCTTGATCGCCTGGTATTCCTCCCAGCTGATCCGGCGCATGCTGCAGCCGGTGACCAGGTAGGCGACATTGTCGCCTACACGCCATACAATGATCATTTCTTCTCCTAG